CCACACGGACATGCCGACAGAGCTAAAATCAAAATCCAAATCATCATATTGCCCTCAAAGAAAAAGGGGTGGCCACCAAAGGCCACCCCATAACAGCGCGACCGAGATACCTTACAGAGCGCCGAGCAGAACGCGACGGTTGTCAAGTACCGAGAAGCCGTATTCGCCGAATCCGTAGAAGCCGGCGCGACGCTGACGATGGAAGGTCGGATCTTCAAAAATCTCGATTTCCTGACGCCATGGCATCACAAACGAGTCGTCCTTGCTGAGGTCGAGGCCGACGCACAGTTCAAGTTTTTCGTCGTTGGCGCTACCGAAGTCCAGAGACCCACTGAGGGTGCTGGTGAAGTAGGTCTGGTAATCCTGACCCACACCGAGTTCGTCGAGATCGTGAAGCTTTACTCCGAAGATCTGAGTAAGGCCGTACTCTTCGTTGCCAGTGCCTGCCAAGAAGATTTCCCGACGGGTGAAGTCATCCACCTGGGAAAGATCCCAAGTGCGCATGTCTTCCATGGCTTCTGGGCTGACATAAAGGTCAGTTAGCTGGCCACGATTAACCGATGTGCTGTTACCACCCGCATTGCGACGCATGATGGTTTTCATCAAGGCCACTAGACGTTTGGTGAACAGGCCGGGTGTGGCCGCGGTGTCATATACCACCAAGCTACGACTGTTGCCAGCCGAAACAATGGTGCGCCATCCGTCGTCGTTCATCTTGCGAACGAACGATGCTTCCAAAACCTGCATACAGCGACCAACGATATCCCAACGGGCATCGCGAGCATACTTTAATGCGAAGTCAATGGAGTCAGCCACTTCGTACGTTGGCACCATGACGAAGTCGCCATTGACGTGCTTTTCAGGGATGCGCCCCTGAGCTGGCACGGTGTAAGCAACAAAGTCTTTCTCAGTTCCAGGAGCAAGGAAGTCGAGCGGGAACTCAACGGCCGTACCTGGGGCAAAGTAGATGGGATCAAAAATCCCGGTTACGATGTCACCCTTGAGAATCCCCTGTCGCAGGGGAAGGGTAAGGGCCTTGGCCAGCTCTTGCTGAGCGGCGCAAGCAGTCTCGAACGAATGGTCGCCGGCGCGACGGAGCAACCCGACCATTTCTTCGCTAGGCTTCTTCATGTCAATGTGTCTCCTGGGTGGTTACCTGATCAGATTTGTGGAAGGTCAACGTAGACCTTAACAAACCCTTCGGCGTCCACCTTGCCGGCGAACTGACCGATCTTAGGATTAGTAGAAGCGGTCGGGGTAAGCAACCCGCTCGCGCCGACATAAGCAGTGACACCGGCGTCAACCGAGCCTGACACGCCGGATGCGATGCGGTCCGTGACAACCCAACCCTTTTTCAAGAGGGGCGTTTTCTCGCCGATGATTTGCTCATCGCGCTGAAAGTTTCTTTTTTGACGAGTTTGGTCGATGTTGACAAAGTTGGACAAGCTGATACCAGCAGCCACTTTGCCTGAGCTATTGGCAGCAAGGCTGACAACGCCCGGTGTGTAAAGGCCAGCGCCGCTAGCTGCGGTGCTGTAGACAAGGGCTACGCCCTTTTCGTGGACATCGTTGCACACCAAGGAGATATCGCTCTCCAAGATGTGACGATCAGGTTTCAGTGCCATCGTTCAGATCTCCTTTGGGAAAAAACTTACTCAGCCGCCGGCTCTTCGGTCTCATCCGCCCCGAAAAAAGCGGCGATCTGAGCAGCGACCTTGTTAACACTTTGGTCGGCCGCCGAATCAGCGAGGGCCGGTTCCTCGCTTGGGATCACGTTATTGAGAATACTACCGGTTACCACCTTTGCGGATTCCGGAGGAGGCGCCTTCTTCGGAAGAGTCATCTTCTTGACCGACTTACCAGCGGCCTCAGTCTCTTCTTCCTTTTCTTCTTTGTCTTCCATATGGACTACTTCTTTGATTTGCTGAAGAATACTCTTCATCTCTTCAACAGTAGCCTTAAGAGTTTGGACGGTTTGAGCACGCTGTTCGGCTTCTTTGTAAGCCGCGAGCTTGGCAGCGAGATAGTCGTTAACGGCCGCTAGGGCGACAACGAACTGGTCATCACTGAGATGGGTCAAAGCTTCGGCGATGGCGTCTGAGCCTCCGCCCAGAAGTTCGGTTGCGGTCGCTTTGAGAGCGGATTGGCGCTGAGTAGCCTTTAGGGCATTCAGCTCAGCCGCATAAGCTGCGAGTTCTCCCTCAAGCTTGGCTGCCCGCTGATTAGCCGCGGCGAGTTCGGCCTCGGTGGTTTTTATCTCTTCGTTCATTGTTAAACTCTCCTCTCTGGGAAGTTCATACCCCGAAGCGTTGGCCGTTTCGAGGATAACACTGTCTGGGTTGGCCGGTTTTTTTACCAGACCCTTGCCAGAAAACACGATCTTCCGCAGAACGCGGCCGATCTGGGCACCCTCATAGGTACCATCCCCTCCGTACGCACGGAGGTGTTTTGTGAGGAACGCCGTCTTCTCGTTACGAGCGACAATCCGACGACCCTTCGCGGTCTTGACCGAATAGTCGAAGCCGTGGAAAAGGGCTTCCATCGACACGAACCACCCCCCGCGAGCTATCTCTGCGGTAAGTCGGTCCATTCGAGCCTGACGCTCGGGGTCTTCCCAAATTTTGTAAAGGACAGCGGTCGTGACGATGTGATATGGGTTAGGCAACTCGGCAACAGGAGTCGTTTCTGGAATAGGCTTCAACTCAACATCAACCGCTTGGCTACCAGTTATGTGGCCAATTATATCAGCTTGATTATGTTCAAAATTGAATGGCTTGTCTTCGGGGCTGTGGCGAGCGGCCCACATCTCGGCAGAATCAAAGACGTCGTCGTTCTTGTTCCAGCCAGTGCTTACCATAAGGGTCTTGATATAATGAAGGTCAATCTGCCCTTTATTCTCGGCAGTTGCCAGAAGATAAGCTTTTGCTGTCTCCGAAACCTCGAAAGGTTCAGTGATGGTAGCGTCGGCAAGGAGCGCGACCGAAGCATTAGCCTGGATCAGGTCCTCAAGACCCGCCTCGCGTTCGGCGGAAAATACGGTAATCTTCATGGCGTGGTGTGCCTCCTTCGAGTTCTACACCGGATGAGCCGGGGTGCGGGGCAAATCAGATCACCGAGTAAGTAACATAAACAGAGGCTTCAATTTTCCTTCGCTCCTCGGCCGTAGGCACTGAACCCTTCGTTGCAAGGAAACGGGCGAGAGTTTGCTTGTGCAATTCTCGAACGGGTTCCGGAATCTTTATCAACTTAGTCAAGATTTCTTTTATCTTCTTTTTTGTGACTTCTTCGCCAACCGTGAACTGACAAAGAACAGCGAAGCGAAACTCTTCGAGCGCGGCGATTTCTTCAGAAGAAGCCTCACGCAGGTTCTTTTTGCCGATAGATTTGAGATAGGCCGGCTGAGTAATTTCACAGACCTGGCGGTGGGCAGAGTCAGCCCAGACGAAAGCTTCTGCGTATTCGGCCTGGGCCGGTTTCATTTCGCGCCGCTTGCGTGGTTGGGTGTCCATGGAGCCATCGGGGCGCCCTTGCCCAGGCTGACCCTTAGGGCGGTCGACTGGCGCGGACCCACCCTGCTCGATGGAATCAGCGGGCGTGGCGTCGATGCCGAAATCAGGTGGAGACATTGCGCCGTTTTGAGCGAAAATCTTTTTAACCGCCTCCTGGGTATCGGTGACAAATGGTCCAGGACGGAAGGGCATATTTCCGTCGCGACGCATGCGTGTCTCCCGTCGAATACGAACACGTTCAATCTCGGGAATGAGGCTGAATCGTTCTTGTACGGCCTCTTCAGAAATTAGACCTCTGTCAGCCATGTCGATTAGGAGTCTCTGCATAGAGGCTTCGTCAGTGAGAGTCTGCTGGTCAAAGACAACCTGAGCAGGCAGGCGGAAACCCATGGCCTGCTGAACGATCCGAATCTCATTGGTCCAAAATCGGGCGAGTATATCTCGTCCGTATTGCAATCGCTCGACCAATGTCTGCAAAGAAACAAAGTTATTGCCAAATCCCTGACTAGCCGGGAGACCAGTAAGTCCTGGTGGTATCCCCAGTCCAGCAAAAATATTATTGAGGATCGGACGGTATTTTTCCTCACCCAAGAACTTGCTGATGTCTGTCGATGTTTCAGAAAGTGTTAGCTCCGGACCCCATATGAGGTCGATGGATCCACCACCAACATTGTTCATCAACATGTCTGCCAGTCGAGCAATAGCTGCTTCGGTAGGCAAGATGCGGTGGTCAAGACTGCCTAACTTCCACAGTCGAATATGAGACACGGCACCATCAAGAGCTGCCAGATCAGCTAATTTCATCTTGCGCAGCATCATCAGATCTTCAAGGATTGCAAAAGTCATGGGGCGTGCCCACACTTGCCAGTCGTCCCGCTTGTAATAGAGTGCTATGGTCTTGTTTGGATCCAAAGGTATCAGCTTTCCCCCCTGGCGAGCGAGATCAAGAACTTCTCGCGGAACACGACTGTTGACCATCTGTTCCATGTCGATGGTAGGCTTCTTGAGGCGTTTTGCCACTATCTCGGAGATGCGAATACCATAGCGGAAATATTTTGCCCCAAGGAAGGGGGCTAGTTCCGCGCCATAAACGTCGACAGAAAGCGGGTTGTAGATCGTATACTCCCAAGGGATCTCCATCGGCTTGGCGGGTCGTGGGATATCGGGGTTCGTGTCGGCTGCGTGACCGCGCTGCAGAAGGGCCGCGTCATCATCAGACAAGCGGGCAGTACTCCTCTTGATGATGACATTTGCCGTCCGGAAGAGCATATTCAAGATGCGCTCAGTACGCTCTTTTCCGTTGATTTTGTTAAACCACTCCTTGAAAAATTTCTCGATCCTTGGATTTGGATGGACTAAATCGATTCCCTGGCAGGCGAATTCCGACATCATGTCGACCGTATTTCTAACAATTCCGATGCGGTCATAAGCCTGCATGCAGGCGCCAATGATATCGACGTCTCTGGTGGGAATCGCTTCTCCGGGTCGAAAGAAGTCGTAATCCCGACGATCGAACCCTTCGCGCACAGAGATGTTCGGGTTTGAGACGTTGCGGAACGTATTGCCGGCGGTAGCTCGCCCATTGTTGCGAACGATGACCTGGCCGTTCTGATACGACTGGTCTTTGTCTTCGGCAGTGACAAAGAGTGGCTTATTTTCGCTCATTGGGATTACATTCCGTTTGCGGTGGGATCTCCTTGTTCTACACCATCGCGCCCCACGACCGTACCGTAGGAACCTCGTGTGGACTTCAAGAACCACTCGGGCGCGATGTAGAGATCGCCGCTGCCGCCACGAACATTATTGGCAAATCCTCCAACCGCCTGATACTGTTTGATCGGCTCGGCCCTTTGAATAGTGCGGGAAGCAGAGTTGGCCATGAGAAGGGCAGAATAACGGTCCTTTCTTTGCTTGCCGGCCCTAGACCCCGGCAGTTTTGCGGAAGGGACATCCCACCGGTCACGCCCGCCAGTAGTGGCGGTGTGTACGATGGATGCCAATTCGTCCTTCAATTCCTCGATGTCAACCATGGCATCTTCGAGAGTGTCATACAGGGACACCTCTTCGTCGTCGCGGGTAACGATGCGCCCGGCCTCCTTGTCTTCTTCATAAGCCAGACCGAGCATAGCTGTGTCGAAGGCCGGGAATAGGAGTACTCGATCTTCTAGATCTTTCCTGAGGCCATGATTGGCATCTATAAGCCATCGGCCGTCTGCAAAGTTGACCATGTCAACAATATGTAGACCTGGCTTGCCGTCGGAGTCCTTGATTTTTTTAGGATCGGGATCAACGATACGCCAAATCGGCTGTTCGCCTTCTTTGAGCTTTTCTGTGTCGTGAAGGGCTTCCTCAACGGTTACGCCGCCGCCCTGGGAGTCGATGCAAATTCTTTCGACGTTGGGGAAAGAGATCATAAGTTCGCGGAGTTTACGGGCGCAGAAGGCATAGAAGTTCTGTTCTTTGATCGTCCCACGCTTCAGGCGTTCTTTGTGCGCCTTTCTGTTGGTCGTCCAGCAGTAAACGATCCGCCGGTGAGTAGGATACAAGGCGAGGACGACGACAGAAAAGTGATCGCGTTCTGAAGCGGGGTCTACGGCCATGATGTGGGGTACATCTTCTCCTAGCAAGCTGGCAGTAAAGTGGATAGTCTCGCCATCTTGAATGATCGCATTCTGATGACGGGCGACGCACGACTCAATCAAACTACGCTTGAAGAACCCCTCCGAATCGGTCGCAAAAGCGGCCCCAAACTCAATCATGTAACTGCTTTTTGACAGGGTGGCCCTAGCCGAGCTAACTTGTTTTTCGTCCATGAATCCGCGCGGCAAAAGATCCACGGGGATGCGGATAATCGAGAAGTCTCGGTGGTCGAACCCTTCAGGTACGGGACCATCGAAAATCGCTTCCAATTTCCTTTTGTCGCCGCGGCTTTCGATGAAGGCCTTATAGATCTTCCAAGTTTTGTAGAAATGATTGAAAGCGTAGTTGGCTGTCCCAGATATGACGTTCTGATTTGAGCGCAAGATCTTAGCTTCAGCCTTCTCGTCGTCTTCCGACCAATAACCAAGTTTTTTCAAGAGTCGGACGCGGGCTTGGTGCCGAACACCCGACGCAGGATCGGCACTCACCGAGGCAAAGCCTCGGACGACATTCTGATAAATTTCAGGAGGAATCGAGTTGTGTTGAACGAATCCGTTGGCAACAAACCGATTTCCTTCTGGAAGATAGTAATCGTAAAGAACCTGAGTACCCGGAAGTTGTTCGACAGACGTGACAAATAACGCTTGTGGAACAGGACCACTTTTAACGACCAGAAGCCATCGGGAGTCGTCAATCTGCTGAATCGACGAATACTGGCCGGATCTAAGGAGAAGTATCTGTGTCTCTCGAGCCATAGTTTCTGACAGACCATCCTTAAAGTCTTCTCTGGATAGAAGGCACTCAAGATAGCTGGCGACGACAGAGAAGGGGGAAACCAAAATGGACGAGTGTGTTTGGCCACCTAGATCTGCCGTTTGACCTATCAGCCAGGCCAGACTCTCATCTCCATCTGTTTGACCTTCGGGAAAACGATAAGTGGACGGCATGGGCAGGGAGTCACCAGCAGTTAATTCGCGGCCAAGCTTCCAGCCACTCTGAGTAAGAACCTGGTGAATACCTGAGCAAACAAAAGAAAATCCATTCTCGGTGGTGACGCGATAGGCCGTAGTGGGCGGGGTGCGTATGAAGTGGCTGGGGAATTCGTAACCCCTTTCATCACCAGTGTTTAACGAAAGATCCTCGCGCTCCTCGGTCTCCTCTATACGGAATAGCCCCTTGTCGGTCTCGACCAAGGTGCCCGCGCCCAGACAAGCATATTCGTCACAGATGATGTAACTGGCACGCTGGCCTCTAATCTTTTCGCCGTTGCCCAGCGGCAATGCGATACCAGTGGATTCGCCAATAATCATTTCGCATCGATCGATATCTCGCCTTGGCCCCTGCTCGCGCCCCGCTCTCCCCTTGGCCGTACCACACAGGTCGCGAAGCAAGGCTCCGTCGGACCAAAACTTTTCCATGTACTCAAATATCACTTTGGACTGACGGAAAGCTGCCCCAATGACAGCTATCTTCGACCCCTGAGTGAATGTGAGCCGGAGAATTGAGTAGAGAGCTAGGAGAAATGACTTACCCAAACCGCGGCTTCCGATGAGCATGGGGAAGGGGCGATTCCACAACTCCCGCAGAATCACATGCTGGAACGGCATGATATCTACGTTTAGCAGTAGCTTGCAGGTAAACGGAAAATAATCGGGATTCCGCATCACTCTAAGCAGACTTTCGGGCGTGATTTCACCACGAATGGTCCTTAGAGGATGAGCGGCGTCGACAGGAAGAGTGATCAGGGCCTCTAGTTGTTCCACCGGCGTGGATGAGGTGACGTAGGCCAAGTCCTGCTCCGAGAGCAGCCATGCGTGGTCAATCAGCCGCTTGATTCGATCCTGGTCTTTGGTGGACATCGAGCACTCTCCGGAAAATCTGATGGGCGACATCTTGGCCATGCTTACCCGCGAGGATAACCTTGACCGGGTAATTGACCTGAATTTCCATGAGCCGCCTCATCAGGAATGGCCCTTTGACGCGAATATATGGTAGCTTACTGTGGGGAATGTTGCCACCATACGGGAAACGAAGTAAATCGTCCATAGTAAACTCTAGAACCAGGAAAGCGTGTGGGTAGTCCCGCATACGCTCCAGCTCCCGCTCGAATCGGGCCTGAGTGACGTTGCCGGCAAACTCCTCGACTGAACCCTTGCGCTCAATAGTCAAAAGCGTCTCAAGGCCACGTAGCGAGTAGTCTCCCGTCTTCAGGGTGCCTACCTCCATCCCGGCGCAGGCCTTACCAACGTGAAAATTCCACCCTTGTTGTTCGCGGGTGTCTTTGACGACAGTGAATTTTTCTTCAGTCGGCACGGCGATCAAACTCCTGGAGACCATAAGCTTGTTCCAGAAACTTCACGAGATGCCGCGCGGCGCGCAAGAATATCTCCGCCTCTCTAAGAGACAAGGTGTGGGAAAGCACTCGGGTCTCGCCGCGGTGAAGCTGTATGGAATAAACGGTTGATTCATTCTGCATCTTCTTCCCCCACTGTTTCGGCGTTGAGCACGGGCAAATCTTCAATCCCGTCGTCATACTTGTGAGCCGACCCCAACCTTCGTCCCTCTCTATTTGCGGCGACGCGCAAAAGCTCCATATGGCGCCCCGCAAACTCCTTCTGTCCTTCGTCCTGGAGGCGACGAATAACTCCGAGGAAGGTCTCTTTAGAGGACTCAATGCGGGACACACGTTGATCTCGAGTCGCCTTCAGGTCTTTAAGGAGAGCCTGGTGCTTTTCTTCGAGCTTTATGAACTCGTTCGACTTGGCGGCCTCGGCCGCCTTGCATGCGGTAATTTGAGTTTCGAGTTGGAGTAGGTAGTCTCGCTCGGAGTCGGACATATCCGATGGGTTGCTGAAACGCCCCTGGAAATTATCGCGCAGTTTGGACAGCCTTTCGATGTCGACGGCACAGGAGCGTTTGGCTGTCGAGTTGCGGTGCATCATGATTTCGAGCTTGATAACCAGGAAGATCTGCGTTTCTTCTGTCACGAGCACATCTTCACGGAATTGAGTCATGTATTGGGAATACTTCTCCTCGAAGTAGGCCAACTCGTCATTGGCCAGCTCTTCCCTGAGATGCTGCCACGCCATGGTGCGACGTAGCTTGTGCCTAACCTCTAGCAGCTCCGCCTCTTCACCTTCGGGAGGAGCAATAGCGACGCCAGCAACATTGTGCTCATCAAGATAGGCACGTACCTGCTTGGGTGACCTGTTCAAACTCTCAGCAATCTGGTCGGGCGTTAATTTACCAGACGAAGACCGAATAAAAGTCTTTTCTGTCGTCGACATTTGGCCCTTGCGATAACTCACGACAAAATCTCCCGAATTTTCGCAGCCACAGCATCACGCTTGACCTTGGGAACAGACTCGCCAGCAATCATTTTCAAATAAGACGAGCGTAGCTCGATAGGTAAACCCACATCCACTTTGGAGAGAATCTCCTCCCGAGACAGGTTTTCCGTGAGGTCCTCACAAACCGCGTCAAGATCGTCCCGATCACCTAAGTCAATGGGCTTCATGAGAGATTGCTTGGCCGCATTCCGGGATTTCCAAGCCAAGAACTTCTCACAGAACTCGCCGTTGGTATGCTTGGTGCCGCTGGAGCACAACTCGCAGGGGGGATCGTTTCGGTGGAACCTGTCTCGCTTGAAGTTGATGAGCCTATTCTTGATGTGCGCATAGATGAAATTTGCGAGCGGACGCGAACGATCATATCTGCCTAATGCTTCGATCGCGAAAATCGCAGCCTCCTGGCGTATGTCGTCGGCATCGTAATAACCGAAGGCGAAGGACCGAGCAAGAATCTCGCAGGCCTTATTTACCGCTTCCAGAAATTGCTCTTCAGTCACTCCCGGTGGATATTGCATCGTCAATGGTGCTCTCTGAAATAATGTGAACGGCGACAGCAAAGGCCGGGTCAGGCACGCTGAGATCAGCCTGCACACTCTGGCTCACTTCGCCCGTTTCAACCGCGGTAAGACGCGTGGGGATCATGACATACCTCCTACTGGTTTTACACCAGAGGAATATGGGTGGGGGAAACACAGGTCCACCGGACAAGAAGGGGTGTTACTTTTGGGATTGATGGCTTGGTGTGTCGGAAGGCCCCCCCGGCGGCGGGCATGGGGCGCGTCGGTCGTGTTCAAGTATATAAACACCCCACCAACTACCTTGATTCTATTGTGTAAATTCTCTTGACTATTTCAAGGGAATATGCTTTACTTTCAACCGCTGAATGGTGCCACATTCAGCACGCCATGGGTGGTTCCCTATGGTGCGAAACTGGCACGATTGGAGAGCTTCGATGTCCATTATTTCAACTGTTTTCGGATGGTTCGCGTCTCTTATGAGCGTTGTTTTCGGTCGCAAAACGGCAAAACGTGTGCCCGGTCCGGGGATTCCAGCTCCCGGTCGGGTCTTCTATCCTCCCGTTGAGTGTACGGATGAGAAAAGCCCCTTATCGGCTCTTATGAGAGCTTGGAAGTCCGTTAACCTTAGGTCTCCCGACAAGATCGAGATGCCGGTCGATCGTCGGTCCGAGAATGAAGCGTTCTCGGACCTTCAAAGGCTCATAAAGCCTACGCTCGATCTGTGCGCCAAAACGGGCGCCATTGCGAAACAAGCTCGGTCAGGGTCACCAAATGAGGCAAGAGGCAAGGCCTCCGGCGTGACGGCTAAGCCTAACATTCAGCAGGAGATCGCCGATCACGCTAGGCGTGGGGACGATCAAGCCTCCCACCATGCGGCCGATTCCGTCATAGGGACGGTGTTTCTAAGCTTCATCGACGCCACCAAGCAGGACAAACCGTGTCCCTTTAAGGGAGTATCTAAGAACGGACGACCGGCGACGGATCGGACGGTTATAGCATACGTTTGTCGCATAGCTGCCATGATCTGGTCAGAACTGGTGAACGGGAGAGCGAGGGGGGTAAAGCGGGACGCCGACGGGGTGGCGATCGACCCAAAGCAAGAAAAACCCGTTACCCTCGAGGGTAATGAGGTGGTCAGTCGAGAGACTGATCCAGCCGTGCAGGCGGAAGAAACCGATCCCGATATGGTCGAGAGAATCGCAGAGATCGTCTACTATACGATCAACAATTATCCTGAGGATGTTATCGTCCTGTGGGCCATATCAATCAACAAGGTGGAGGGGCTGAAGCCTTGGGAAGGCATCCGCCCGATGAAGGCCTGCTATGGCCTTCGGAAGAAACTGCTGGCAGAGTTGGGCCAGGGGCTTGAACTCTTCAAGGGACCTGCGGTGGCAGAGGCCACCCAGCGAATGGCAGACAAGTACACACCTGCTACGGTGTGACAACAACCACCGGGGGGGAGCCGATCGGCTCCCCCCCACCACCACCACCACCACCACCACCTGTTTTTGGAGTCTAGCTATGGTTCGTGCAACGAAAACGATCGTTCGGTTTGTGAATGCTTTCCTCATCTCTGATGAGGCCGCGATGAAGGCCATCTGGTTACAAGCGGCCGAAAGGCCGAAACTGGCCGAAAGGCTCAGGAGGATAGAAGCTGATCTGGTCGACCAGATCGAGGCAGGCGCCGACATCTGGAAGTGAGGCGCCAACAAGAGGTGAACACGGGGGGGGAGCGAATCGCTCCCTCCCCTTTTTTTGTTGCCACCCAAGGGGGGGAGCCGATCGGCTCCCCCCCTTTTTTTGTCGCCAGACCGGCCGCGTCCCACCCACCTTGTCCTGGCCCTACCGGGCCGGTTGACATTGTGGGATAGCAAGCGAAAATCTGTCAGCAGACCGGCCGGTCCCCCCTCCCCGTCTCCTCTTTGTACCGGCCCTACCGGGCCGGTTGACATTGTGGAATAGCAAGCGAAAATATGAAAAACAGGCTCATCCTGCTGCACATATTAAGCTTCTCAAAAACTCCCGAAAAAATCGTGAAAAAGTGCCTGTTGCTGCTGCTCAAATTATGAGAGGTGCGAATGCAACGCTCGCACACTCACATATCAGGGCGGGGGGCGAAAGCCTCTCGCCCTTTTTTTGTTTTTCTTCTACCGGCCGCGGTTGTCCCGGCCGCTCTGGGCCGGTTGAAATTTTGGAAAAGCAAGCGAAAAAGACGATCATGCCGCTGCACTTATCTAAACCCTCAAAAACCTCGAAAAAGTTATCTTTGCTGCTGCACTATTATGTTGGCGATCTTACTGGCGCCCGCGGCGCCCGCGTGTACCGGCCGCGCATAGCCGGTCGAAATTTTGGAAAAGCAAGCGAAAAAGACGATCATCCTGCTGCACTTATCTAACCTTCTCAAAACCTCGAAAAAAATCGTGAAAAAGTGCTTTCTGCCGCTGCTCAAATAGTGAGGAGTGTGAGTACAACGCTCACACACTCACACACACGGGCACTTGAGTGCCCACGCATGGGGACACATTATGAGCAACGCTTTCATTGCCATTGACCGGAAGCTATCCGTGCCCGAAGTCCGCGACGCGATTCTCTCACTCGAGCTACCCGAGGGAGAGATCACGGTGATAAAGCTGCGTATCTATGGGGGCGGCCTCTGGGAGGTGGTCTGTGACGCGGGGGCGGAGTGCCCCATACCATTCAATCACAGGCGCAAGGAGACCTTCTGGCTCTGGGAAGGGAACTGTCCTGAGGAGGCCACGAACGCGGCCGCATGGATGATAAGGGCATAGTCAGCGAGCGCCTTGCTGACTCTTGGGGCGGGGGGCCGAAAGGCCCCTCGCCCTTTTTTTGTTTTTCTTCTACCGGCCGCGGCTGTACCGGCCGCGCATAGCCGGTCGAAATTTTGGAAAAGCAAGCGAAAAAGCAGGCCATCCTGCTGCACTTATCTAAACCTTCAAAAACCTCGAAAAAAATCGTGAAAAAGTTATCCTTCCCGCTGCTCAAATAGTGAGGAGTGCAAGTACAACGCTTGCACACTCACACACACGGGTACATGAGTGCCCACGAACGGAGAACACACATGGCACGCACACAGGACGCAGTGAAAGAGTTGATCACCGAGCGCATGCAGGAGGATCGCTCGTTCCTCGTCTCGATGCTCTTAGAGCTTTACATGCGGCAAACCGACTCGGAAAAATCCGCCAAGCAGGCGGGCGTGGAGAACGGGGTGGGATGGGGCAAGGTTGATGCCCCACTCATGACATCCTTCGTCCAGCAGGTGCTCCAGTGGGGCGGGACGCCCCCGGCCAAGAGGCGGTACAAGTCGCCCCTCTCAGAAAAGCAACTGACGATAGCTAGGAACCGCCTTGCCAAGTATAGTCGGCAGATTTGGGATATCATGGAGGGGCACGAACGTGGCGCTCCCATGGTCGCATGGGAGATCTACTAGGCGACGACAGAAGGGGGCGGGCATGGTGTCCGCCCCCTGTTCGGGACATGTTTGAGGGATTACTATGTTGTACATGGCAGAAGTAACGGATCACTACTGTGATCCTTGGCATTACCCGCGATCGTTCCGGGACTCAGCCCGCCCCTACACGGGGATAGGGTGGGGGAAGACCCCCATCAAGGCTCTCGAGAGAGCCTTGATGGACAAGGCAAGGGAGTACAATAAGCACCCAGACGGGTGTGAGCACCATCTGGTCCTGGTTACCAAGGTGATATACAAGCAGGGACGGGAGTTCCTGAACCTCGGCGACTGACAGATAGGGGCGGGGGGCCGAAAGGCCTCTCGCCCTTTTTTTGTTTTTCTTCTGCCGGCCGCGGCTGTACCGGCCGCGCATAGCCGGTCGAAATTTTGGAAAAGCAAGCGAAAAAGGCGATGATCCTGCTGCACTTATCTAAACCTTCAAAACCTCGAAAAAAATCGTGAAAAAGTTATCCTTGCCGCTGCACTATTGTGTTGGCGATCTTACCGCCTCCGCGGCGCCCGCGTGTACCAGCCGCGCATAGCGGGTTGAAAATTTGGAAAAGCAAGCGAAAAAGATGGGTATCTCGCTGCACTTATCTAGCCTTCTCAAAACCTCGAAAAAAATCGTGAAAAAGTTCTCGATCCCGCTGCTCAAATAGTGAGGGGTGCAAATGTGGCACCCACACACACACACACACACGCCCAGCGCAAGTGCTGGCGCTCACAGGAGGACGCGCATGAACGCTCTCAATCCACGGGTTATCGCTTGTGCGATAGCCGCCATATTGGCGAACCACGACGGAGGCATCGGGGTAAGACTCATAAGCAGCCCTCGAGGCTATATAGTGGAATCAACGGAAGAACCCGCCCCCGAGGGGTGGGAAGTACTAGCAGAGGACCGCCTAGATGGCGGGTCCACGCATGAGATGATTGTGATGTCGGCGTATTACCTGGTAGAAAGCGCGATTCTGGGGGTGAAAGTATAAAAGTCTAGTCGGTGAGGACGGGGGGCGGGCATGGTGTCCGCCCCCTTTTTTTAGACTTCCCCTTCGGGGGCGACGACAGAGGAGAGGCCTATGTTCATTCATGTGTTGGCGAACGGGGCCAGGCTCATGAGCCTGAGTCCCTCTCACGGTTTCCGCTTTTCGGACGGGACCGAGTGCGGTCCACAGCAGCGAGAGTTCTGCGATTTGTTCACGCTGAGGCGTGAGCAGACCCTGGTGGGGGACATCAAGGGCATGTCTCTGTACAAGGTGTCCATGGTCTTGTCCGAACTCGCGCAGGCCCGGCTGAAGGCCCTCTGCGAGCAGGTGGATATTGTGCTGGTCCCCTTCCCGATGTTGACGGCTCTTCGCGAGCAGAACATCCGGGAGCATTATCCGAACGCCGTGGCGTTCAACGCCACTCCCGAGACCTCCCGGTCGGCGCCGGGTGAGAAAGTGGTGGACATCAACAACTGGAGCTATTAACCGTACCGGTGTGTGGCCGGTGTGTGTGAGGGGCGGGGGGCGAAAGCCCCTCGCCCTTTTTTTGTTTTTTCTTCCGCGGCCGCGGCTGTCCCGGCCGTTTTAGGCCGGTCGAAAATTTGGAAAAGCAAGCGAAAAAGGTGGCCATCCCGCTGCACTTATCTTAAGCTTCAGCAGACACCGAAAAAATTCTTGAAAAACCTCTGGCTGCCGCTGCTCAAATAGTGAGAGGCGACAATGCCTCCCACACACACACACACACACGGAGTGCGCATATGAGATTCCCAAGTATCGCAAGTGTAACATGGGCGCTCAAGGAGGCCCGCGAGGAGGCACGCAAGTACGTGGATCCGGGGGAGGACATGGATGTCCGACTCCAGGTGTACTCAGACGGGGCGTGGGCGCTCCGTAGCGGATTATCGGACTATGATCAGGACCATCGTGGGTTCTGGGGGGCGGGGTCGGTGACGGCCTCGTCCATGGTCAAGGACCTCAGGCAAACGGCAAAGGATCTGTTGGAACAAGTTCAGGACGCTTATGCGTCCTGTGGGAGGTGAGTCATGAAAATGAACAATGTTCAGGTTGGGTGTGGTATGGAACGACGGGAGTACGACAGGGGCACCTACGTCATAACGAGGAATCCATGGGGGTGTTTCGTCCGTGGCAAGGCCATCTGCCCGGACGGAAAAGCCCGGGCAGTGAGGTTGGCCATCACGGCCGATACTTTCTTCTCCATCCCGGCGTCGGTGGTGGTCGGGGGAAAGAGGGTAAGCGGGTTCGTCACCTTCGCCGAGGACGGCGACGAGAGATGGGTTGAGTTCAGGGTAATATTCGGCCGGAAGAACTCCGGCGTCTTTCAGGGGACAGTCAAGTGAAGAATACGATCACGCGTGAGTTTGCATCCAGCACGATCGGGATGATCGACGCGAACGGCGTCGATCTCACCTCAAGGTCGAAAGGCGTGACAGTCGATCTGTATTGCCACGACGGTATTCCCGTCTGCGCCGAAGTCTATGATACGAAAACCGGTGGTAATAACCACCACGCAGAGATCGGCCTGATCGTCGAAGGTGGGGAACTCGTAGACTACGATGGCGTGTTCGACCTACCCAAGGAGGTTATGTCGATGTGTCAAGAGTTGGGGATCAAGAACGGACTGGGCATTTGACCTAGGGGCGGGGGCGGGTGTAGTGCCCGCCCCCTGTGATACCGGTGTGTGGCCGGTGTGTGTGGGGGCGGGGGGCGAAAGCCCCTCGCCCTTTTTTTGTTTTTTCTTCCGCGGCCGCGGCTGTCCCGGCCGTTTTAGGCCGGTCGAAAATTTGGAAAAGCAAGCGAAAAAGCTGGCCGCCCCGCTGCACTTATCCTAGACTTCAACGGAAGCCCAAAAAAATCTCGAAAAACCTATTGCTGGCGCTGCTCAAATAGTGGGAAGCAACGATGCCTCTCAGACACACACACGGAGCACATGGACATGGACATGGAGAAGCTTAAGGCGCGTGCCGCGTCGATGGCGGATAACTGGCGAAAATGGGAGGCTTTCTCTTGGTCAGAACCAAGGGAGGGGGTGTGGACGCTCGTCTACACCCACAACCGGGACTCTTCCCTTCTGAATCGGGTAAATGCACAGGTGATAGATAAAGAGATGGCCACGCATGGTGAAGACGCTGTCCCCGAGGATCACAACCACTTCGCCTGTGGTTGGGTAAAAGGCTGGGCCATCAAAGTCTACGATGAGCATGGTCAAATAACAAAAGCGTTTCAGGCATGGGAATCGCTCTGCGATCGAGCGGAGGACCACCCGATCCTCGACGAGGATCTGTACAGTGCTGCCGAGTCTGATGCCCTCTGGAACGAGGTTTCGGAGGTTGTTCTTAGGCTAGCACGACAAAAGTTTAATGAGACGCCGACGGATGAGACCGTCTTGCAGGTCATAGGAATACTTTCTCTCTCGTACCACGAGCATCGTGGTCCGAACGAACAAGAGATCGAAGCAGTATTGGTCGAGAAGATGGGTTTCACTTACGAGGTGTCAAATGTCTGATTGCAATTACAATGGGTGGAAGAACCACGCGACATGGGCAATGAACCTCTACCTCAGCGAAAGCTGGGGGGAATCTGCCCAGGAACTTTATAACTCAAGCCGAGGGACCCTGTCCCTCAGCCGCAGGGAAGAGGCGACTATCGCCTTGGGCAAGGCGATGAAGGAACAGGCTGAGGACGACTTCCCCGAACTGCCACAGCCGTGGCATGACCTCATGAGGGGAGCGTTTGACACTGTGGGGTGGTACGAATTGGCCGATGGCGTTATGTCATCTACTGTTGTCGAGGGGGATTGATATGAGTAATTTAGCAGACAGAATAGTCTCTTTGTCTCGTTCTGGCAGGTGGGATTTCACTTTGGAGGAAGGGCGGGGCGAGACATATTATCACTTTCGCCCGGTCTTGTATGGGCACACGACCTATGAGAGAGGCAGCGTGCTCGCTGGTCAGTCTCGAAGAGTATACATCGACGAATGGGAAACCTGGTCCGAAGCCCGAGCCGCGGTCGCCGCGGTAAAGAAACAGTTGAAGCGATTCCGCTTCAGTGACCTCGGGGACCGAGGTGGGAGCACTCACGTCTCATTGGAAGCAATGACCCGGCATTTGCCGGACGATTCAGAGTGATACCGGTGTGTGGCCGGTGTGTGTGGGGGCGGGGGGCGAAAGCCCCTCGCCCCTTTTTTTGTTTTTTCCCGCGGCCGCGGCTGTCCCGGCCGTTTTAGGCCGGTCGAAAATTTGGAAAAGCAAGCGAAAAAGCTGGGCGCCCCGCTGCACTTATCGGCTCAAATTATTTCAGCCGAAAAATTCCCGAAAAACATCTCGCCGCCGCTGCTCAAATAGTGGGAGGCAACAAACGCCAACCGCACACAGACACACAGACACACGGAGAAACACATGAGCGTGCCACAATTTCTTACGATCGACCTGAAGCGGGTAGCGGAGGAGTGCTTCACCCCTAGGGAATTGTTCAAGTTGGCGCATTGTGGGGTGGACCCGATGCGGGCGGTGTGCGCCTGGACGGACCCGCTAATGGACGGGCTGGAGGAGGTGCATGGGTTTGAAGCTACTATCCTCGATTACATCAAGGAGAACTACGCTGTCAAGGCTGACTGAAAAACACAACACTAAGGAGAGAATCGCATGGCGAGGTATAGCGTAAGGGTTGTTCGTACAGCACTGATGGCTGCAAACGTGGTCGTAGAAGCAAGCAATGAGGAGGAAGCAAGAGAGGCTGCCGTGGAGCTTGCTAGTTCAGGCGAAGATATCGAATGGTCGGATGAGGAGACGTTGGAACTTGAGGCGAGCGATGTAGTCGTGACACCAAAGGCAATGGTAAGGTTGTTGCTGCTCGAGATAGAAGACATTAAGTCGGCGGTAGACTTGGGGCGCACGGTTTACTGTGACTCAAAAAGCTACACCGTGATCAAGAAAGGTGGTGAGTACTTCATCACCTACCACGGGGGCGGCATGATCGGGCTGCACGGTGAGGAGGGGACGGAGTACGAACGGGTTTTGAACGGCAAACTCTTTTGGATCGAAAGGAGTAAGTAATGCAGACATGGGATGTACCAGTAAAATCTCTCCGAGACGATATGACCCACATAAGGGTGGGTGTCGTCTACAGGAAAGGCCAAGGGCGATGCCCCAGAGGGTATTATCTTTCCGTCAACCCCGTAAAGATCGATAACGGGTTTGTGGTCTGCCCTCTTGGCAGAGGGCGCGTCGCCACACTGGCTGCGGTAGTGCGCAGTTCAAAGAAGCTGGAAGAGTCTGTCGGTAAACAAATATCGATAGAGTTGATGTTTCGACTGGGTCGGACTTGGGATATGGTCGTTGGCGTCGCTGATCAGAACTGTCTTGAACTGGAGGACAAACAATGTACGACCTCAACCTGAGCTGGATGGCGTTGCGCCAACAGCAAGAGTGGCTTCGGCTCAACCCGTCTGCTGAGTCGGAAGGGCTGTTGTCTTTGATCGCAGCCCTGCAGGGGCAAGGCGTTAAGCAGTTCGGCGAGATGTTGGTCTATGGTAAAGAGGAGGGCAAGAAATGAGTTACTCGTACGAGTGGCAGGGAGTGGGTATTTTATTGCGCTTTCCGAAGGGCGCGACCCTCTTCGTTCAAGGCGAAGAGGGGGATCAGTTGGACGACGAACTCAACGACGCTGAGACGGACGAAGACGTCGAGCGCATCATCCGGCAGTACGAGGATAATCTCCCCGAAGAGTACCTCGAGCAATGCCGAAAGGAGAGTGCGGAGTGATGATGGTATTAGCAGTAGGGGCGGGGGTAATCCTCGCCCTTTGGGGCGCCCGCGGGGCGCGTTCTTGATTCTCGGACCGGGCGAAAGCCTGGTCCGCATCGCCCCGTAGGGGTTGATAAGTAGGGGGCGCCAGCCCCCTTGGTCCTTGGTGGCGTCACAGCCACACAAGGCCGGTCGCCCAGGTCTTGTCTTGACCGAAAACCGCGGAAAAACATGTCGGCGCCGCTGCACTTATATAGTGGCGCTTATGCGCACGCATCTCGCGCCGCGGCGCGTATCGTGCGGCGCGGCGCGCGCGTACTACCCGCACTGGGCGGGTTGAAAATTTGGAAAAGCAAGCGAAAAAGATGGCTGCCCTGCTGCACTTATCTTGGCTATCGTGTGAACCTCGAAAAATTCTAGAAAAACACCTCGCCGCCGCTGCTCAAATAGTGAGAGGCGGAAAACGCTTCCTGACACACACACACACGGGTGACACATGACGACGCAGACACGCAATCGTAAGGCGGATGTTGTATTCGGACGGGAGAAAGCTCTCAGGCTCGCTAAGTTGGCGAGCACTGAGGGGTTGGCTAAGGTAACGATTGGGATCGAGCGGGCGCTAGCAGATCTGCCCGCGGAAGGGGCGGGATTCACCTGGAGGCAGGAGGGCGAGAAGATATTGTCTTTCCTCCGAGGGGAACGAGGCGTCCCGTTCACGCTCTTCATCCCGAAGGGGAACACTAAGTTACCATTCTTCACATGGTCAACGCTCAGTCTGTTCACATGTCCCGGGAAGGGGGAATGTGCGTCTTGGTGTTACACCTTGACCGGATGGAGGCACGCAAGTGCCTTCTGGAGGCAGGTTCAGAATACGATCCTACTCCGGTTTATGCCGGAAGTGGTGGCAGACGCGTTCTTTGATCTCCCGAAGGACATCACGATGCGTCTTTACGTTGACGGCGACTTCAGCAGTCGTAGTGACGTTGCATTCTGGTTCAAGCTTCTGCGTCTAAGGTCTGACATACAGGCCTATGGGTACAGCAAGAGTTGGGACGAGTTGGTGGGGCACGAGAAAGTGCCCGACAACTATGTCCTCAATCTGTCCGGCGGGGGGCGGGAACGGCAGGTGTCCAAGGCGACTATGCTGACCCTCCCGATGGTCCGCGGCGAGTATATCGCAGTGTCGGTGCCTCAACGGTTCATCTCGATGCGTGGTGCCCGATACGACAATCGGGAGTACCACGACCATGTCCGCGAAGCGGCCCGTGCTTTGGGGCATACCAAAGTTTTCTCCTGCCCAGGCAAGTGCGGAGAGTGCGTGAAAGGTAAGGACGGGGCATGGACCCACGCTTGTGGGGACATGCGGTTCAAGGGTGTCGTCATCGCCAACGGCATCCACTAATCGTAAACCGCGGCTGTCCCCGGTTTCGCAGGGGACTTCCGCGGGGCGGGCCTAACCAACCCGCACAACCGATCCGGGACGCGAGTCCCGGGTCGGCTTTTTTATCTAAGGAGGTCTCACATGGGTCAGGGTACGGTCATCATTGAGAGCAGTTTCAAGCGAGGAGGTGTGCGTATGATGTGGGTCGCAAGCGAAATCGCCTATAGAAAAGAGTCCGACGACGGCGTGTTTCTGAGCCGCCCACTAGTGTTGTCTATCTCTGATCCGGCCGAGCGGGGCAGGATGGAGAACGTGCTTAGTGGCGTCATCGACGCAAAAGGTTCTTACTTCGAGCAAGTTATGGACGCAGTCAGGGAACAAGAAAAGGAGACCGTATGAAGACGTTTACAGCGTCGGGCAGTTGTGGGATGATCAGATTCGACGAGACAGGACGGGTTGTCGACCACACGGGCTGGGACTACCTCAACATTAGCCGCGTCGACGTGAACGAATACATTGACCACTATGGTTCCTTGGTCGACACCGATATCCTACTGATCGGATACTGGCTGTTAGACGGCACATATGAACCGCCGTGTTACGGTCATCGAGTGGAAGTCAACGTCCGATAATCATCCTTATGTTGCGCTAACCCAGGAGGCTTGGAAATGAAAAAGTTCGATGTCGTGTTGATGAAGATAACGCCAGCCATGGCATTGGTTACGGTCGAAGCGGAATGCCTCGACGACGCCCTTGAGATCGCAGAGGGACTGCACCAAGGGGCAGCATGGCTACGGTCCGGATCTGACCTGATTAACGCCAGAGAGCGGGGCAAGGAAGACGATTGGTTGTTGAGGTCTCTGGCCGCTGGAGGACGATGAAGATGCGCCGAGTACTAGGCATAGACATTCCAGAATCTGTCGAAGAGGCGACGTTGCCTTCCTGCTATGACGGGGTGTCAGAGTTGGACGCGTACAAGCTGTGGCTGGCGTCGACAGGAAGAGTTTCAATCGCCATGATCGACGACTTGGAAAGGAGACTACAGCGTCTCCGCAAGCAGATCGCTGAACTGAAGGGCGTCGAAGCGAGTCAGATCTCGCAATGGCCCTAATGGGATCGGTAAGGGAGGGGCGGACACCCCTCCCGGTTTTGACGTAATTGAAGGAGTAGTGAGATGAGTAATAACCAAATGTTTTGCACGCTTGATGAACAACATTTGACCTCCGGTGGCGATTTCATCCCCAAGGGAACGCCGGTGCGGGTTTTGTATTGGAGTCCAGACACGGAAGGAGGATTGGTTACGGTCGAAGCCACAGCACATATGTATTGTGACTGTGATGATAGTGATGATTTTCGATCATTTATTGGGGCTAAAATGCTGATTGATGTTAGGTCTAATGCGTTGACGTTTAGTCATTTTCACAAAGGAAAGTGATTGTGTGGACGAGGGGAGGGGCGGACACCCCTCCCGGTGGAAAGAGGAGGGACTGCAATGGCTATTTTTGTAACCATGACGGATAAGTTTATGTCCGGGTGGGGAGGATCTGAGGGCAAGATCAACAAGTACGTGGTAGAATGCTCGAACCGCGAGCAGGCAGATCAAATCGTATCTGCGGCTAAACTCCGCAGCGAGATGAAAAACATCAATATTGTGACAAGATTCAAGTATCCCCCCAGCAAATACGTGGTGTCTCTCAGAAAATTTAGTGAATTAGGGGAGATCTGGACCGGTAGCGTTGCTAAGGTTTGATATTTCCAGCACATGTCTTCCGCGGCGACACATGAAGTAGTATGTGTCTTCCGCGGCGACACAAGGAGGGAGCTATGTCTCAAGAATTACAGGGGCTATTGGCTGTCGCCGAGGAAATCGCGGATAACCAGTTCACAGCATGTAACTGTGGCCAAGTGTGTGACAACACTTGCACCCACGGCAAGCTAATGTTGGCCATAAGTAGAGCCAGAACAGCACTCGATTATGATCATCGAGCAGGGGCGGAACTGGTCCGCCAGGCTCGCGAACTCTATGAGTGTGAGAACATTCAGGTTGACGATTCTCCGTCTATTGACAAAATCGACGTGGGAACATGGGTGCAGGCATGGGTCTTAGTTCAGGAGGAAGTAGAATGACTGATCAGGCGGAGCCGAAGGTTGGTGATGGCGCTACGATTTACATGTGGAGTGATCGACGTGCGGGTACGATCCTCAAGGTGACTCGTTGCACCGTTACCGTGCAGGAGGACAAGGCCATCAGGACGGACACGAACGGCATGAGTGAGTCGCAGACTTATTCATATGAGCCTGATCCTAATGGAGCAAAGCATGTGTTCCGTAAGACCAAGAACGGTTGGAAGTCTAATGGTGTCGGTCTGTCGATCGGTGTTAGGCGTCACTATTACGACTATAGTTCCTGAGGGAAATAAATGACTGAGCGTAAGTGGGAAGTTGAGTCGACTCACCCACAAGAGGGTGGGGCAATACACGAAGTATCTGTCGTAACAGAAGGCCGCGACCAAACGTCGCGGTACTGCCGCGGAGGCATCGCTCTTGGATGCAGTCGGGACTACATCGTTCCAACGGACATGATAGCAATCACAATGTTCCTAGCGGAACACGGACGGAAGGTCATCAGCATCAAAACCAAAGAGTAAGGAGGTGTCGCATGTGGGAAGTTCAGTTACTTATCGGGCAACAGTGGGAAAACGTCTGGACAGTGGAAGACGGAGAGGAGAAGGAGACCTTTGCCACCCGCCTCGAGGCGCAGGAGGCATTAGATGAGCATTTGAAGGACATCGCTTTCGCGGTTAAGATGGGTGATATGGAAGACAATGGGCCGGATGAGTATCGTATCGCCCTGTGCGAAGAGGAGGACTGTGATGAGCCATAAGTCGAGCCTGTTTGTTCTCTGGGGCGAGCGTCCCGAAAGCATCACACGTTACGAGTTCGACACGGAGAGCGAGAGAGGGGCTTTTATGCTCGGCGTCGAGCAGGCCCAAGGGTGGGGGAACTGGACCGCCACCTTTACTGCCGCTGAGGCAGAGCAGATTCTAAAGGACTCAATGGAATGAATATGAACGCCATCAGCACAAAAGACTTTCCCGATCTCATGTCTACTCTCACTATGGCGGGAAGGTCGTGGAGTATCCACGCAGTGGGAAATTTCGAGCACGACCAACTAACGGTCAGCGTTCGATTAACCGCTGGCCGAACGGACTTTGGTCCTTTCGAGTTCGCAGCACAAGAGTTCGTCGACAGGGAAGCGGTGCCATTCACCGCGGACCTTGTTCGCAAGCTTGAGTATCATGTCTTCAATCTCATGTCGGCGCACTGGCCGCTCGACTTCTAACGCGTCGCAGGGCAGCACAACTAAAAGTAAGGGGCGGGGGGCGAAAGCCCCTCGCCCTTTTTTGTTTTTCTTCCGCGGACGCGGTTTTGTCCCGGCCGTTCCTGGCCGGTCAATTTTTGAAAAAGCAAGGAAAAAGACCGCGGCCCCACTGCACTCATCTATAAACCTCGCCATCACCCAAAAAAATTGCGAAAAACACCGCGGCGCCGCTGCTCAAATAGTGGAGATCGAAACCACAACGCCAACACGGGAGGCACACATGGGCACCTGCAGTGCATGTGACACATCCGCGGCACACGATCCGTGCGATCGCTGCGTCCAGGATATCGCTGACGGATGGGACGAGTTCGACCGCCAGCGACTGAGTCTCAAAACCACGGAAGATCTTACACAACGCAACCAAAGGAGCTAAGATGAACAGCAACGCTATTGAATCACTTGAGAAACAGCTCAACGAAGAAGTCGTACTCGCCACGGCGGTCGTCAGCGTCATCCACTCCCTAGCCGACTCCGCTTTGGCGGCAAGCAAGTATGGGTACTTCTCCGACGTGCATCAATTGCACCAGTATGTCATCTACTTACTGAAGCGACACTCTGAAATCGGAGCACTGCGTGCGGCGATCGACACCATCCGAAAAGCCGCGGAAATCGCAGAAACCGCGGAAACCGCGGCGCTCGAAGTTGTCGAGATATGAGAGGCTTATGTTGACGTAAACCCTTATGGGAACGCAACTTACGTCGAATCGAGGCGTGTTGCGAGAAGCCCACCTGGGC